ATTGCTGGCCGCAGAATTATCGTGGCTGATGGAGATAGCCTGAACGTGGATGTTCGCCTGACTCAAGACGACATCGACCGCATCACGGTAAATCTTCGTCAAGATGGCACGCTGAATTACAACCAGCACGCGGGCATCACTGACCTAATGAAATGGGTTCGCAGTGTTGCTCATCACGCGATAGACAGCGTAAGCGGTTAAGCCGAAAGCCCTTCGGGGCTTTGCGGGAACTGCCCAACCCGCACTGATGAGGTAGGGCTAGTTGGTAGGAGATAGACATGGCAAAGACAACCGTAGACAGAACGCACGTGGTCCGCGTGGGAAACACGATGTACTCGGAGCTAGTTTGCTCCGAAGTGGATACACAGGACAGGCCCGTGTCGACGCCGAAGTACGAGTTTTGCCAAGCGTGGGAGGCCGCTGGTTATCCAGAAGGTCGCAAGCTGGCACGGATCGAGTTGACCGATGCTGGCTACCGCTATCTTCAATACGCCTTGTTTTGCCACGAAGACAAGTGGCAAGAATGGGAGGATGATGGGCCGTCGCTGCTGCGAACAGCGGAACGGTTAATTGAGCAAGCGCCGGACGGCTACCAGTACACGTACTGGGACATTGACGAAGAGTGGAAAGAAGTCAACCCGAGGTTCGACTTTGATCGCTACGGTCCTGACGGCGTGTCCTTCAAGGCGCAGGTCACTCAAGACGAGTTGGACGAACGGGCAGAGAAAGAGCGGTGGGTGAAGGTGCAAAAGCGATTGGGAATTTGGAATAGGAGCGATTGGGAATTGGACTTCAAGGCAATGCGAATAGTGAATAAAGAGCAGTAACCCGCCCGCGATCCATTGCCCCCCTGGGAAACTGGGGGGGCTTTTCTTATTCCAGCCACGTAGGGGCCACGAGGATGCCCATACAGGCGATATCGGAACATGAGGGACACATTGCCCCTGCATCGGTACAATCACGTAAAGCGGACAAAATACGACAGATAAAAAAAGAGGGCCGATGAACGTACAGGATCGCGTCACCGAGATGCGGCTGGTTCCGGCTGATCAACTCATTGCGAATCCGGCCAACTGGCGCAGGCATCCGCAGGCCCAGCAACGGGCGCTGGCTGCTGTGCTGGATGAGGTTGGCTTTGCTGGCGCGGTTATAGCCCGTGAAGATGAGGATGGTGGGCTGGTCATCATTGACGGCCATGCTAGGGCTGAGATGGTAGGGGACGCCACGGTGCCGGTGCTGGTTACTGACCTGACCGAAGCCGAGGCCGACGTGGTACTGGCAACGTATGACCCCATCGGGGCAATGGCGCAGAAAGACCACCAGGCTTTCGCAACTCTGGCCGCACGTATCAACACAGGGAACGAGGCGCTGCTGGGATTGCTGGGCCGCACGAAGGACGGCGAAACCGATCCCGATGATGTGCCGGACGTATCGACAGAGCCGAAGTCGAAGCTGGGCGAGGTGTACGAACTGGGGCCGCATCGGGTGATGTGCGGGGATGCAACTTCGGAGGATGACCACGACGAGGTTCTGGCAGGCGCGAAGCCCGATCTGGTGCTGACCGATCCTCCTTATGGGGTCGGGATTGAGTATGGGCAATTTGAGGACACGCCGGAGGCCGTGCTGGCGTTGCTGCCGAAGTTCCTGCCGCTGGTTCGGCGCTGGCCCGTGGTGCTGATAACAAGCGGACACTGCTTGTTATGGGACTATCCGAGGCCAGACTGGATTCTAGCGTGGGTGCATCCAGCGGGGATGGGGAGTGGCCCGTGGGGTTTCACGATGTTGAACCCGGTCCTCGTCTACGGGAAAGACCCATATCTGCGGGATCGCAAAGGTAGACGCCCTGACACGATTGTGATGGTGGCAGAGCGACAAGGGGTCGAAGGCCATCCAGTTCCGAAGCCAGCCGCAGTATGGAGATGGTTTGTCGAGCGCGGGTCAACGCAAGTGGGCGACAAGGTGTTGGATCCGTTCCTTGGTTCCGGCACCACGCTCATAGCCTGCGAACAGACAGGGCGCATCTGTTACGGCATGGAGATCGAGCCGAAGTATGTGGACGTGATCCGGCAACGGTATGCGGACTTTGTAGGCGATCCGAGTCTGGCCCCTGATGGCTGAACGTAGAGGCGGCAGGTCTGCCAATGACCGATCAGCGGGCAAGTGGAAGCGCCCGTTCCTTGCGGCGTATGCCAACAGCGGCAACATGCGGGCATCGACGCTGGCGGCGCAGGTCAGTCGGGGCCACGTCTATCTCACGCTTCAGAAGGATGAGATCTCACGCTTCAGAAGGATGAGATGTTCAGGGCTGACTTCGATAGCGCGAAAGAGGAAGCCATTGAGTTACTGGAAGCCACGCTGCGGGCGCAAGCCCTGAGCGGAAACACCACGGCGCTGATATTCCTGCTCAAGTGCCTGGACCCCGAAACCTACAATGAACGGTTCCAGATCACGGGGCCGCGTTCGGGGCCGATTGAACTGGTTGCCACCATGAAGCTGAGCGATAACGAATGAACCGCACGGCGCTGGTTCGGGCCACCCAGGTGGACCAGGTGACCGCGCCGCAGAAACCGTGGGTTCGGCCCGAGGGATTGTATGCGGCGCAGGAGCAGGCCATCTTCAGTGATGAGCGGATCGTTTGCATCGAGGCCAGCACCAAGTCTGGCAAGACCGTGGGCTGCCTGGCATGGCTGACCGAGCAGGCCATGAACACTGGGCGCACCGGCTTTGCGTTCTGGTGGATAGCCCCGATCTATTCGCAGGCCCGCATCGCCTTTGAGCGGTTCAAGCGATACATTGACCGGAGCTTCTGGGCGGCCAACGATTCCGAAATGCGGATCACCCTGGGCAATGGTTCAGCCATCTGGTTCAAGTCAGCCGAGAAACCTGATGCCCTGTACGGTGAAGACGTGCAAGCCGCCGTGATTGATGAGGCCAGCCGAGTACGTGAGGCAAGCTGGCACGCGGTACGCACCACCCTGACGGCTACGCACGGCCCTATCCGCATCATCGGCAATGTGAAGGGGCGCAGGAACTGGTTCTACAAACTGAGCCGACGGGCTGAGGCCGGGGAGAAGGGCTACAGCTACAGCCGACTGACGGCTTACGACGCAGTGGCGGCGGGCGTCTTACGACCTGATGACGTGAACCAGGCCCGCACTGATCTGCCCGCCCATGTGTTTCAAGAACTCTATGAGGCCATGCCAACCGTAGACACCGGTAACCCGTTCGGTGATGAGCATATACAGGCTTGCACGCTCGACACCGAGCAGGCGTGGTCGAGTTGGGATGGGGATGGCGAACCGATAGCGTGGGGCTGGGACTTAGCCAAGAGCGTGGACTGGACGGTGGGTATTGGCCTTGATGAACACGGGACCGTCTGCCGCCTGCGCCGGTTCCAACATCCCTGGATGCAGACCATTGACGTGGTACGCCGTGAAACCGCCAACGTGTCAGCGCTGGTGGATAGCACGGGTGTGGGTGATCCAGTGCTTGAGGCGTTACAGCAGCCGTGGCGTAACGGGGACATAACGTATCTGGGCCGTAACTTTGAAGGCGTCAAGTTCACCAGCAGTTCCAAGCAGCAGATGTTCGAGGGGCTGGCCGTGGCGATCCAGCAACAGGCCATTCACTTCCCACCCGGAGCCATCACGGGTGAGCTTGAGCAGTTCGAGTTTCTATACACCAGAACCGGCACACGATATGCTGCCCCTGACGGGGCGCACGATGACTGCGTGGATTCGCTGGCCCTGGCCGTGTCACGGTGGCGACATCCACCACAGAGATGGGGAGCCGTCTGATCGGATTCTGGGAAGCCGTCGGGCTTAAGAAGTTCTTCACGAACGCCGACACCGAGGGGGCAGGCACCCTGCTGCCCCAGACCCGCGTCAATTACGAGTCGAGCTATAGCAGCGAATCCGCATTACTCAGGAACTCCATCGTGGGTGGGTGCGTCAACTGGATGGCGCGAACATTCCCAGAAGCTGATCTGAGCGTGCGCCGATATGACGAGACAACCCAGCAAACAGTGGCGGTGCCTGACCATCCCCTGCGGCTACTGCTAAACCGCCCCAATCCGCACTTCTCGGGGCGGTTGTTACGGATGGCGTTGTGTACGGATTTTATCGTCACGGGTAATGCGTTTTTGATAAAGGTGCGCTCTGCTGACACTAGCGTCGTGCAGCTGTGGTGGGCGCCCAGCAGCACGCTGACCCCGGCCACCACATCCCGACAACACCAGCGCGGCTACGGGTCCGATGAGGAGAACGCCTTTATCAGCCACTATGACTACAGCGTGGGATCGTCGGGCGCATCGACACAGATACCCGTGGAAGATGTCATTCATTTCCGCTACGGCATCAGCCCCGACGATACGAGGATGGGCCGCAGCCCATTGGCCAGCGTGTTCAGGGAACTGTATACAGACGATGAAGCGGCCAGCTACACGGCGGCGCTGCTCAGGAACTCGGCCATCCCTGGCGTTGTGCTGGCCCCAGGTGAGGGCGTGGGTGCGGTGAATGAAGAAGACCTGAACCAGATACGTGACCGATGGGGCGACCAGTTCGGCGGCGACAACCGAGGGCGGCTGATGGTGATGCGTGGGGCCACCAAGGTGACCACGGTCAGCTTCTC